TTAGGATCAAGCATATTAGCAAAATATGATTTTACTTTTTCAAACATTTCCGATTGTGCATAAAAGGCTGAAGACATATGTATTTCTTTATTGACTTCTTGTAAATGAGCATATTCCGGCTTATCAAGATATCCGGGTTGTCTTGGCGTACCACACATAGGTCGTAATGCACTTGCAACAATTCTATCAGGAACCATTCTAGACTCATCAATAATTAAAATATTTGCTCGTCCGCCTCTTGCCGAATCCGATGCAACAACAACTTCAATACTTGAACCACACTTAAATTCTATCAGACAATTATTATCACCTGTCGAAAATCTTTTTATCTCTGCACAAAGTAATGGACTTTCATGCATAAGCTCATCAGTAATTTTTTTAACTACAAACTTTGCCTGTTTAAAAGTTGCACTCGCAACCTTTATTTTTGTCTTTGGAAATAACAAACATCTAATAACACAAAAAATAGCTACTAAATATGTTTTTCCTTGAGATCTTGCGGCGACATAATAAAAATTATCAAAATGCATCATGCACCACAATAATATTTTTTGAAACCACTTCAGTTTTATATTTAAATAATCAGCAGCAAACCTTTGTGGATTTGCTCTATAATATGCCGCTCTCCATGCAATAGTGTTCATAATCTTTGTCGTTTTATCTTCTTGCAATTGGCGATCTGACTTTTTTACAGTCATTATCAATCACCTTCCTTACCAAAGATACGAGCGTAATTATCTTCGTTTAACGCTTCAGTTGTTTCACTAAGCGGTTGAACTTCAAGTTGTCTAGCCTCTTTTTCATATTCTGCTGTATAAACATTTTTAATTCCTAAAGCTAAAGCAATCCAGCCAAAGAATATCTTTAATAAATGCCATATACCATCCACATCTTTAAATTCAGGATCAGCTTCCGGCACAGGTTTAGTATCCTCCCATTGCTCTAACAATTCTGAAAACGTATAGGCATCGCTAATACCATTGCCAACATTTTGTTTTGGTTGAAGTTTCGCACTTGCCATAAATGAATCAAGAGCCGCCAACTTCTTAGTAACGTCTTTGCCAGCTTTTCTGTCTTTATCTATCTCAAGCAACTGCTGACATATTTGAGTAACATATATTTCTTGTGACTTACTATCAACCTGAGTCCTTGCTCTAAAATCATCAAACTGATCTTGAAGAAACAAATAGTCACCCTCAGTATATCCTGCACCAAAAAGTTTCTTTATTTCACGCCTTGCTTTGCGATTAGTTTCAAATTCATACCCAAGATCATTTTCACTGCCAAATGAACTATCTGAAAAACGCATCTGTTTAAACTGCGGTAAACTTAATACCGAAGCCAACATTTGTTGATAGGCAGTTTTACCTCTTGAGACTTCACTATTTTTTATACTATCAAGACAAGTCTTATACATCTCTTCAAAAAATGGAATATCAAGCATACTGAATACACGAATAGTCTTTGTACGATTATCAATCCTTCGCTTAACCTTAGCATCATAATCCGTTGCTAAATCTAATAAACACTCTTTACATATTGGGAAGAACCCCATAGAGAAATTCTCATTCTTATAAAACTTGTCAACGTTATACCATTCCCCACATACGGGGCAACGATATATTTCCCCCTGCAAAATTGAAGTCATCTGATGAGCCAACTCAATATAATTCTTACGAGCTGATTCAACACCCAATCTCTTTACAGAGGAGTCCGGTTTTGGAAGCAATAACTTCAATCTTCTCACTCCTTTTAATTCAATTTAAAAAGGGCAGGAGAGTACCTACCCTTTTAACATTTCGCACGGACGACAAAATTCGGTGGTCGTCCTCACCGTTAAAATCTAAGCCGAGCGATCAACTTCGGCGTGAAGGGTTTACGCTTAAACCCTTGTTGTCTTAACTTAAGTCTACATTGTAGATTGCATCTATGCAACCATCTTCATCTGTAACAATAACAGTCTGATTTGGTTTCCCGCATAATCGTTTTTTAATAGTGTAATCATCTCCCGAACCAGCAAGTGACGCACTCTGAATACACTTAATCTCATTTATCTCTGCATAAGCAGGTGTATGTCGATGACCATTTAATATGGCATAAGGAAACTTATGCAGCATCAAAGATAGCTTACTGATATCATTAGGAGTCCATGACTCATAATCTCCATGAACAAGGCAGTAGTCTTTACCTCTAATATTCATCATAGCAATCGTTGTATCGATATTATCAAGATGAATATTAACATTTGGAATATGACTTAGCATCTGCTTTGTAATCCACATAATTAAATGATCATACTTCTCATCTTTAATATCCAATTCCTTATTGGCAACAAGCCTTGAATGATTGCCCGAAACACCATACACATTAACTGACTTAAATCTGTTTGCCAATTCAGTACAAAAGTTGCTTATATATTCAGCACTAATCTTAATCTGGTCAATAACGTTTTCACGATTAGATACTTGAATACTGTGATGAATGTTTCCGTTGAGATTATCCCCAAGCACTGCTACATAAATAGAATCAACGTTGTGTATTTCAGCAATTTCAATTATCTTATCAAAATATTCCTCAAGTCTTTCTTTGGCTATGTCGGTGTTGTACTGCCCAAAAGGACTATCAAATGTCTGACCGAAATGCGTATCTGACAAACAAACTATCATACTACGTGAACTGTCTCTATCTACAGAATCAAATATCATAAATTCCTTACGTCCAATTGTCTGTAGCTGTTGAGCAAGATAATCCATCTGCTGATCAAATCGAGCAGTAACATAATTCTGCGACTGCCAACACCTTCGCTCATCTCGATACGCAATCTTGAGTCTTTCTAATTCTCGCTTCTGTTCGAGATATCTCTTTTCAGCTTCGCCATCTGTCTCCTTACTGAATACCTCATCCTTAAATAATTTGGCCTGCTGATACTTTTTCCTATACGCTGAACTCGTATAGTACTCACCTTCGTCCCGAAGTTCCTTGTTCAGTATATCAGCAACCTCATCCCAAGTAATGTCTAACACTCCCGAATCTTTAGCGGAACATATGCGCCATATATATTGGGTTTCGGTTTCTCCGGGTTGCCGTCTAATATCGATCATTAAACCTCTTCTTCTGTCTTAGTAGACACACTAAGATCGAAAGGTGCGGTTCCCATTGCCTGTTCTATAAGTTCTGCAACCGGAACTTCTTCGCCATCTTCATTGACAAAACGTCCGCCGTCCGCAGTTAATAATTTAAATTTTCCTGAAATAGTAGTAGATTTTTTAAAATTTTCCATCATTTTTCTCCATTTTTTATACAAAATTCTTGTTTTTTTTATGTTTTTTTTATACTGCTACAGGTGGTTTTTCACCATGTCTTAACCAATGATAACCGCCTGCAGTTTTATGTGGATAATTTAATATATGATCTATTGTTGACGGATCTTTATTAATTACCCTAGCTGCTTCTGGAGTAGTTTTATAAGAACATATATAACCCCAATTTAAATCATATTGATCTAATCTCCAATGTTCTAAAACATTAATTGGCGGAACTTCACCATGATATAACCAATGAAATCCATACGCTGTATATCGAATATCTTTTAATGCATGATAAATACAGCTACTACCATAAGCTTTATCTGCATCTACAATTGAATCAAATGTTTGAATATAATTCCAATCAAGATCATATTGATCCACTTGTTTTAATTGTGAAGTTAATTTTCTAGTAGCAAATTCATTAAAAGGATGCCCATGATATCTAAACACATATCCTTTAATTGATATACCTTTGCCTTTTAAAAGAGGGCTAATGTCTTTTTGACCAACTGCAATAGACGCTTTACTTACACTAGGAAAAGTACATACAAAAGTTCCATCAAGCCTATACATATCTACCATTTTAGGAGATACACAAGTATCTTTTGAAGGAATATATTTGCTTTTAACTTTAGAAAAATATATTCCTTCGGTTAAAAAAGTCCATGTTTTATGCGCTTTTATACACCTAATAGTAGATGAATCGACATTGTAATCTTTTGCAATATCAGTACAATATTCATTATTAAGTAATCTTAATATAATTTCTTTAACCTGTTGCTCTGTTAAAACATGATTAGAAGATTTATCACCCAATTTAGATAAATTTTTCCTCTCTTCTTGTGTTAAAGTTTTTACATATGCGTCCTGCCCGCCATTTGTTTTATTATATCCATAATTAGGATCGTTAGATTTATAAAAAGAAATCCAATATCTTTCTCTATCATTTAAATCTAACAAACTGCATTCTTCAAGAATTGAAAATTCAAAATTCTCTTCGCCATATTTATGCCAAGCATTAATAAAATGAGGATTTTCGTCCCCCTTTTTAGATAATTCACTTCTGTGTTTTCGTTCTCTTTTATAAATGTTATTAGATTGTCCAATATATCTTTTTCCATTTATTTTATTTGTAAAACTATAAATACCAATTATTATTGGTTTTGCCATTTCTATAATCCACCTTTCAAAAATAATAAATTGATTATTTATTTACAGACCACTCTTGTAGCAATTGTTTTAACTCTTCATCGATAATATAAAGCCAAAATGTTTTATGAGTGCTTTTACTTAAAGCTTCAATCTCATATCTTACATTATGTTCCGATAAAAAATTTTTCAAATTCATAGAAAAGCAACAATATACTCTTTTTGATTTATTCATTTTTTTATACAACCTCTTCAAACGAATTAATTATTTTTGCAATACCATACGATTCAATTTCATTTTGACCGGATATATACCAATCTTTTTTCTTATTACGATTAAACGTTTTTAAATCAATTGCGGTATGCGAAAGAATATATTCTTGCATTTTATCAAGCGCCTTTTTATAATTCTTTTGAGATTCTTCTATCTCCGATGCAGAACCGCTAAATTCTGCGCTTCCTTGATGAGCTAAAAATACAGATTGCTTAAGAGCATATCTACGTTTGCCTGCCAAAAAGATAAGAAATCCGGCTGACATAGCTGTGCCTATACAAACCGTAATAATCGGAATACGGCTTGCTTCAACAACATCGCAAAAAGCTGTTGCCTGTGAAAGATCCCCACCATATGAATATACATTTAACACAATAGGCGTTAATTTTTCTTTAGGTATCGACATTTCTTCAACGTTCATACGAATTATTGTTTTTGACAACTCAATTAATCTGTAATCTTCATCAATTTCATAGTCTATAAAGAAAACCCGACTCTTAGCCAGTTTCCAGTATTCATATTCTTCAGGGCTTGGTAATGTCATATTTTTTATACCATCCGACATAATAAAAGCTTCAAGATCCTGCATATCTTATTCCTCCTCAGGTAAAAATTCCTTTTTTGCCGTCTTAAAAAACTTGAACTTTGGTTCAACGTGTGCCGGAACAAACTTGGTTTTTCCATCGGGACAAGGCTTATCAATTGCCTTAAACTTTGTTAAGCTGAACTTACCAAAGCCTGCAAGATAGATTTCTTCTCCACCCTTAAGCGTCTCAATAATGGTATCAAACATCTCGTCAATAACAATTTCCATATCAGCCTGTGTCATTCCGCTGATTTTCTTCTGTGTTCTTCTGATTAATTCTTTTTTGTTAATCATATCATGTTCTCCTTGTAATCATCTTGATAGAAAATCGTCCTGATTCTCCTCATATGTGGATTTAATACAACAGTTATTATATGCCCTCTTAGTGGTCATAAAGCAATAGTTAACTTATGCCCTGTTGTACCCACTTTGTCTATTTAGGGATTTAAGGGGATAAATAACTTATCCCCACTATGTCTAATTAAGCTGATTCTAACTTATTAAGCTGTGGTACTTTTGTAAAGCAGGAGAGAAACGCCTCCGGATTTACTTCATACAACACCTTCATCAGTACAGGCTTATTTGCGTTTATTTTACTCTTTATATTTTTCGTTTGCTCAGGTATTCTAAATGCTCTGTTGATGAGCCAAAGCATTAATCCTGCATAGTTTTTTGTAATCCCAATCTTACGAATGTCATTTATCAGCTCTTCAAAATTTTCCATTAGTAGGAGATTAGTACCATCATACCAATCTGTATCTTGAGCCGCCTCAGCATCTGTAACCGCAAGTTCATACTTTTCAATCATCTTCTCAATCTTTTCACTCTTCTTGCGAGGCTTTTGTATATCAACCGTTGCAAAGAACTGTTCAATCGGGATTGTTTTTATATCCGACCTATATTTGCTCAAGTTCAACCCATACATATAATTCATAGGACATACAAGGCTTGGATTAATTCGTTTCTCGATTTTTTCCTTGTTGTTTCGTCTCATCTGTTTACGCTGTTCGTTTGTTCGGGCTTTACGCTTATCTTTTTTCGTTATCTGCCAAAAATTAGGCAGGCCGTTTTTTTCAATATCAAGCTGTGATTTGATATATCGAATTTCATTTGGTATATCCAAATCAAACTTTCTTTTTGCGCTATCTATTGCAATCTGAGCCACCACGCTTAATATACTTGCAATATCTTGATATTTATGTTCTTCAAAATTGTATCCGTATGTCAAACTAAGCTGTGCTAAGTTGCTTGATTCACCAATCGCCAATTGTGAAGCAGCTAATACACAATCAGCTTTTGCATAATCCTTTGGTGTATTATTATATATATTTTTTTCTTTAGGTATCAAATTAACTATTGTCGGGTGATCTATATAACATCTTCTTGCGTGTTCAACTATATCAGGCTGATTTGTTGTATAAATCATATCAGAATCCATATCCATACCATTGTTTCTGTCTTGAGTACACGTATGAATCATATTGATAGCGACACATAACTTGCCTAATTTGAAATATCTATCAAAAAATTGATGATATCTATTATGCATATGTCCTAAATTGGCTTGTGAATTAAATGGGCTACGGAACTCCGCAAGAAACTCATTATCCTTAAACCTCTCCGTCCAACATTGTATTGCACCATCCTCTATTGTAAATGTCGGATCTTTTTCAACATCCTCGCCTACCGCATGAAGCAACATG